ACCTATGGCGACCGAGCGATATGGGCCAGGTCGCCGCAACGCTGATGAAACGGGGCAGGAATGACGAGTGAAGAGTATGCGGAGATGGTCAAGAAGACCATCATGGGTGCGCGAGCTGATAGCGGTGAAGAGGATTTAAGAGTCCTATGGGCCTACAAGGATCTCGCTGACGGTTCGCACAAGCGTTGTCTCGGGATAGGACGCCGGCAGTACGAAGTTGATCTCAATAGGCAGGCGTTCGAGGATCGCCCGGTATGGGATGCGCTGGTTGAGGCGCGGCAGGAAGTTCTGGATATTCCTGCATATCTGGTGCAAGCCGAGCACCTGGCTGATGCGCAGATCAGACTCCAAGTGCAGCATGGCATCGCAGTCGCGGTTCAGTTGCTGCTGATCCTCGACAGCATCGCCGAGACAATCTCAGAAGCCGACAATGGCTGATTGGGCCAAGATAGACGTAGGATTCCTTCGTCACCCACAGGTCTGCAGACTCACGAAGCCCGAGCAGTTGGGTTATCTGTCGCTCATTCTCTACGCACAGGAATACGAGACTGATGGCGTGATCCCGAGGCCAGCTCTTGCGCTATGCGGAGTCACGGTCAAGGAAGCAGAAGCGATGATCCGCGCCGGTCTGATCGTCGCGAATGGTGATGATCTTGTCATTGACGGCTTCACCCGGAAGCAAGCGACAAGAGCGCAGATGGAGAAGAAGCGTGCCGACGCGAGAGCGCGACGTGATCGGCGTCAGTCGCCTTAGCGTCGCGCGAACGTCGTGCGAGCGTTGCGCGAACGTCGCCAACAGAGGTAGAGGTAGAGGAAGAGAAAGAAGTGTGTGGGGTTTACGAACTAAGACTACTTACCGTCTTTAGGAGCAGGCATTGACGAGCACGCTCACACAGGCCATAGATCAGCAGCTTGAACGTCTGCAGAATCTCTGGCCGACGCTGAAGAAGAAGCCTGAAGTGATGGACGAGATTCGCCAGGCGATCATCCGTCAGGAGCGCAGGATCAGCGAGGCTGATATCGCAGATGGGTTCGACTCTGTGATTGAGAAGTCGCCTACGTCTGGCTGGCCGCCGGGTCCGCACGAGGTGATGGGTTGCATACTCCACGCATCAAGTCAGAGGCTCATAGCGACCAAGTCTCGGGACGATGGACCGTCAGGACTTCCAGAAGTCGCAGGAAGGTACTGCAGCAAGTGCCAGGGGCCTGTCAAGCTCTTGGCTCAGGACCGCTTCATATACTGCGATGGATGTAATCTTGTGCAGGTATTCACTCGCACGGCGCAGGAAGTCCGCCACCGGCTCGAATGGCATGAAGTGGATCAGGTGCCGATCACCCGGCGGTCGGAGGACGAAATCACCTGGTAAGGGGCACCATGAAGGTCAACCAGCAGAAGTACGCACTCACACCGATCGGCAAGCTGAAGCCGCACCCGTCTAATCCTCGTCAGGGCGATGTGGGCGCTATCCATGAGTCCATAGAGTCCAACGGCTTCTACGGGGCGATCATCTTCCAGAAGTCCACCGGGCATGTCATCGGTGGAAATCATCGCCTCATGGCGGCGCTCCAAGCCGGGGCGGACAAGGTTCCAGCAATCGAAGTGGACTGCGACGACGAGACTGCACTTCGCATCCTTCTCGCTGACAACCGCACCAACGATCTCGCGTCCTATGACACCGAGGGCCTGGCCGAGATCCTGCGTGAGCTTGCCGAGACAGGCGATGCAATCAGCGGAACCGGATACTCGCTGGAAGACCTTGACGACATCATCGCTGACCTGCAGGAGTCCGCTCCGCTGCCGAATCCCGATGCCAATGTCGGTAGCCAGGATACTGCCGGCGATCGTTATGACCGCTATCAGAACGCGGCGACCCGCTCGATCATGCTGGATTACTCGCTGGAGCGATTCCGCTGGATGGTTGATCGCCTCTCAGAGCTGCGCGAGGAATACGGTGTCGAGAACAACGCTGAGGCCGTCAGGCGACTGATCGAAGAGGCAACCGGCCAGGAGTGCCCGCGTGACTGATATCCACCGCATAGAGCGCGTGATGACGACCGACGAGGCCAAGGGTCTTATCGGCGATAGCGTCGGGGACAAGGAAGCCAACTGCATCACCCCCGGTATCTACGTGGACGCCGATACCGATCAGCCGGTCTTCGTCTATCTGCCCATGCCTCGCATGGTCCCCGAGCTGCGACGAGCTGTCATGGATCTGAAGATGGCAAGCACCGTAAGGGCGAATGGCATGGCGAATGTGTCTCGGACTTTCGGTATGGCACCGCGCAAGCCGATGATGCGCCGCGAGGCATGCACTGCCACCACCATGAGCGTGGAGCAGCCAGAGTCTCATCAGGTTCTCGTAGACCTGGCGGACGTATTCACGGAGATGATGCGCGATCTTCTGCCTGAGGTAGCCGATCACGATCATGCAGTCGTAGAGCAGGTTCTCCCGGAGTGGCGAATGACAGACGATTCCCTCTGGACAAGCGGAGTCGTCAATCGCTCAGCTGCTCTGCCCTATCACCTCGACAGAGCCAACTTCGACACATGGTCCGCCATGCCGGTCATCAGGCGTCACATGCGCGGCGGATACCTCGATATCCCTGAGTACAACCTGACTTGTGCCTGTCGTGACGGATGGGTGACGTTCTTTCTCGGGCAGGCTCTCGTACACGGTGTCACACCGATGGTTCCGATCCGCCGCGATGCCTATCGCTACTCGGTCGTCTATTACGCGATGAAGGGCATGAAGGACTGCTTCACCGTCGCTGTAGAGCAAGAGAGGGCGCGGACGACTCGCTCAGAGCGTGAGATCCATATGGTGGATGACTCCATCAATATCTCCGAGGACGACGGATGAACCGGGTAGAGGTAGATGGGCTGATCTTCGACTGCCGGCCTGATACTTCGGATGAGAAGGCGGTCCGCGAGGTAGTGGAGAGGAAGGGGTACGCCAGGCGCGACTTCCTGCCAGGTCCCGGTGAGAGGTGGCTCGATATCGGATGCAACGTCGGAGCGTTCGCTATCTGGGCCGCATCCTGGGGAGCAACGGTAGAAGCCTACGAGCCTGATCCAGACTCATGCGAGCAGGCAAGGCATAACGTGGCTCTGAACGGAATGGAGAGCTACGTCACCGTTCATGAAGCTGCTCTCGTCCACGGCGAAGTGGCAAGCACCATGACGCTTCATCGCAATACGGCGAAGGGCAATGTCTGGAGGAACAGCCTCTACAAGCCCTGGCGAGGTGGCTCAGAGGTAGAAGTGCAGTGCATTCCTGTCTCGGATGTGTGGGATCAGGCCATGCACATCAAGCTTGACGCCGAGGGAGCTGAGATGCCGATTCTGGAGCAGATGATGGACTCGCTGCCGGTCAGACTCGTCTTCGAGTGGTCATTCGACATTGATCCCTCAATCAAGAGGTTCGACGCGGTGATCGCCGGTCTGCAGGAGAAGTACGACCGAGTTCGCTACGGAAAGATCGCACCGGGGCACGACGAATGGCCAGGTGAGTGGTTTCCCCCATGCAGAACGGTCTGGTGCGACTGATGGGCCGTCCTGATCTGCTGGATTCCGAGAAGGCTGATGCGCTGATCAAGCATCTGAGCGTGGGGAACAACATTGAGACTGCCTGCGAGCTTGCCGGCATCGGCAGCACGACGTACTTCCGCTGGATGCAGACCGGCGCTCAGGAGGATGCTCCAGAGCGTTACAAGGAGTTTCGGGAGCGTGCAACACGCGCGAGGGCCGAGGCAGAGGCCAGGAACGTGGTCATCGTGCAACAGGCAGCGCGTAACGACTGGCGAGCAGCAGCGTGGTATCTGGAGCGCAGCAAGCCGGATCGCTGGCGCAGGCGTGATGGTCTGGAACTCACCGGGGCGAACGGCGGACCTATACAATCCGAGGTGGTCACAAGCGACGAAGGCAGGGCGCGAGTGACCGAGATCATTGACGAGCTGGCCGCGAGGCGTGCGAAGAAAGCCGCCGAAGGCTGAAAGGGGCACAAGTGGCGACCGATATCAACAGCATCACTCTGGTAGGCAGGCTGACCAAGGCACCTGAGTCACGCGAGGCCGGGGCAACCACCATTACGAAGCTGCGCCTGGCCTTCTCACACAGCAAGAAGGTTGGTGATTCGTGGGAGGATCAGCCGCAGTATGTGGATGTGACGGTCTTCGGCAGGCTTGCAGAGGTGCTGGCCGGTGCGCTAGACAAGGGCGATCAGGTGGTTGTCACCGGGAGGCTGGCATGGCGCGAGTGGCAGGCGCAGGACGGCAGCACTCGCCAGGCACATGAGATCGTCGCTCAGGCCGTACAGCGTGTCTCCCCGCGCAAGGATAGGCAGGAGGGCCAATCAAGCAACGAAGGCCCGCAGAACGCCCCTGAGAGCGCCACAGACGACATTCCGTTCTAATGGCAGCCGAGATATCGCTATCTGACGCCGGCAAGCGGCTACGAGCAGCATTCCAAGCCGGTAAGGACTCGCAGATGCTGGATATCCTCATGGAAGAGGATCTGATCGGGCACCTGGCGCGGAGGCTCAGAAGTGCTGATGACAGGGCGCTTACCTACTCGGCACCGCAGATCGCTGATCTGGCCGTGCGGCTCGGGCAGCTGACGGATGGTGACTGAGGAAGCAGCTCTCAGGGCCGTAGAGCGCAGGCCGTGGCTTGCATGGCGCAGGCGCGAGCAGATGCCCCCGGCGGGAGAGTGGCGGGTATGGCTGATCCTGGCAGGTCGTGGATGGGGCAAGACGCGCACCGGGGCCGAGTGGGTCATTGACCGAGTGGAGGACGGTGCAGAACGCGTCGCTCTGGTCGGACCTACCGCAGCAGATGTGCGTGATGTGATGGTGGAGGGAGAGAGCGGCCTTATGGCTATCGCTCCCGATGACATGGAGGCCAACTATGAGCCATCCAAGCGCAGGATCACCTTCGCCAATGGCGCGATATGCACCACGTACTCCGCTGACGAGCCTGATCGCCTCAGAGGACCGCAGCATGACGCGGCCTGGTGCGACGAGCTGGCAGCCTGGCGCTACCCAGAGGCATGGGATCAGCTGCAGTTCGGCTTGCGACTAGGGCTTGATCCCCGGTGCATCGTCACGACGACTCCTCGGCCGACGAAGGAAGTCAGGGATCTGATCCTCGCTGAGAAGACCGTGGTTACGAGGGGAAGCACCTTCGACAACGCGGACAACCTGGCGCCGGCATTCCTCGAACGTGTCATGCAGCGGTACGAGGGCACGCGGCTCGGCAGGCAGGAGCTGTACGCCGAGATTCTGGATGATGTGCCAGGTGCGCTCTGGACAAGGGAGATGCTGGATCACGCGATAGCCGGTTATCCGAAGGAAGACCCTGAGATGACCAAGCTTGTCGTAGCGATAGACCCTGCGATCACTTCTGGGGAGGACTCGGACGAGACTGGCATCATCGTCGCCGGGAGGGATACCGGGGCGGGGTATGTGCTCGCTGATCTGACATGCAGGATGACGCCCGATGGATGGGCCAGGCACGCTATCGCCGCATACCACGAATACGGCGCTGACAGGATCGTTGCCGAGGCTAATCAGGGCGGAGATATGGTCAAGACCGTCTTGAAGACAGTTGATCCGCGTGTGCCTGTCAAGCTCGTACATGCGACGAGGGGGAAGAGAGTCCGTGCGGAGCCGGTCGCCGCGCTCTATGAGCAGGGCAGGGTGTTCCATGCCGGCGTCTTCTCAGAGCTGGAAGACCAGCTGGTGACCTGGACGCCCGATAGTCCGAAGTCTCCTGACAGGCTTGATGCGCTCGTATGGGCGCTTACAGAGATTGATCTTGCTTCACCGGGAAAGGTCCGTGGAGTGCGTGCCCCCAGGTTCTGACCGAGGGGAACCGGCACCGCTGACGAGGACAGTGCCGGTCCCGCACCTCGGGCCTAACGAGCGCGTCCGGTCGCTCGCTGGCAGGCAGTCTATGTAATCCGCAGGTCGTATCGCTAGACTCACCTGCCGTGGCGCTCAATGACCTTCTCATGGCGATGGAAGACGCTGACCGGCAGCGGCATCAGCATATCCATCAGGCCTGGCAGATCTACCGTGGCAATCAGCCCAAGCCCCTGCGCGTTCTCCCCGGTGAGCCTGACGACAACATTCGTCTGAACCTGGCAGGACTCGTCGTTGATACGGGCGTAGATGCGCTGTTCGGACAGGACATTCTCATTCAGTCCGAGTCCGAGTCGGAAGATCAGGGCATCAATGACGATGCTACTGAGTGGCTTCATGAGGCATACGAATACAACCACGACATGCTGCTATGGCAGTCGGCAGCGACGAACGGAGCTGTTGCCGGTCAGTCCGCAGTCAGGATCATTCCTGCTCCAGAGGGATCGCCGGCAGGCTCGTACCCCCGCGTGATCGTCGTGGATCCAGAAATGCTGCGTGTGGTGTGGTCGCCTGATGACGTAGGCATGGTGGAGGCATATGTCCTGCAGTGGATCGCCAGGGATGCTCTCGGCAGGGAGTTCGGCAAGCGTCAGGTGATGTACCGGGACGGCAACGAGTGGGTGATCGAAGATCAGGTAGCTCGTATCGCTAATCCGTCTTCGTGGGAGACAGTCGCCGAGACACCCTGGCGCTTCTCATGGGCACCTATCGTCGCTGTTCAGAATCTCCCGGAGCCGAACTCATACTGGGGAAGGCCAGATCTGACCTCCGACGTGTTGGAGACTCAGCTGGCTATCAACCGAGTCATGTCTAACGCGGCCAGGGTGCAGCGCATCCATGGGCATCCGAAAGTCGTCGCGAAGGGCGTGGGAGAGGGCGATCTGGATGTTGGTCCCGATGAGGCGATTGTCTTGCCAGATACAGACTCCGAGATCAGCCTTCTGGAGCCGAGCGCGACCGTCACGGATCACATTGAGCTATTCAAGACGGTCAAGAGTGCACTCCATGAGATCAGCCGAGTGCCTGAGATCACAGCCGGTCGCCTCGACAACATCGGCCAGCTCTCAGGCCTGGCGCTGAAGATCCTCTATGGGCCTCTAGTGCGTAAGACCGAGGTGAAGCGCAGGCTCTATGGGGATATGGTCCGTCGTACCTCCGCATACATGCTGGAGCTGGGCGGATACGGCCCAGGTAGCGATATCAACATCCAATGGCCCGAGATCATCCCGTCTGATCCGATGATGGAGGCCACCGCTGCTGAGGCGCTGCAGCGTGCCGGCGTCAGTCAGGCGACTGCTCTCTCAGGTCTTGGATACGATCCTGAGACTGAGGCCGAGCGCCGCGCCGGGGAGCGCACGAACATCGGCGAAGCTCTGCTCACGGCATTCGACCGGGGGAACGAGTAGGCAGCGGTAGTATCACCGCATGCCTAGACGAGACTGGAAGCAGGCGCGGGCGAAGGTTGACCGCGAAATGGAGTGCCGTGTGTGCAGGACCGGCGACTCCCTGCAGGCCGCTCATACGATTGGTCGCGTCCACGATCCCGCAGATGGAAAGGTTCGAGCGAGGGATATCGTGCCGCTCTGCCCTTCGTGTCATCAGCTATATGACGCCAGGCGGCTCGATCTGCTGCCCTATCTCAACTACGACGAGCAGGCAGCGGCTGTTGAGCATCTGGGCATTGTCAGAGCCATGCACCGTCTGACCGGGTCGCGTAATGGCTGATCTGTACGAGCAGGCGCAGCAGTTCCGCGAGCAGCTGCTCTCAGGAGACAGGCGAACCGCTGCGGTCATGGTCCGCTCGTATGGCACCGCCTATGAAGCCATAGATCGTGAGATTGACCGTATCCGTATCAGGATCTTCGATCTCAGGCAGGAGGGGGTGGATAAGGCACGCTTTGCCCCTCTGCTCTATCAGGAGAAGCGCGTACAGGCGCTCAGGGATAAGACCCTGGCAGAGATCACGAAGTTCGCATCCAGAGCTGATCTGATCGTCGGTGGTGCGGTCGGTGATGCCGTGATCGCTGGCAGCCGTGACGCGCAGCGCCTCATGCAGACTGCGATCCCAGAAGGCATAGCCGTTGCCCCGGCAACGATTGATGGTGAGCCGGTTAGCGGATTCTCGCCGGATGAGGTCAGTCTTCGCACCGGGGCGCTAGAGCAGCTGACAGGTGTAGTTCAGCCAGGTCAGCCTGTCGGATCTCTGTTTCAGGCGCTCGGTCCAGAAGCGGCGCAGAACGTCACAGACTCACTGATCTCAGGTCTTGCGCTCGGCAAGAACCCGCGAGAGATCGCAGCCATGATGCGTGCCTCGCTCGGAGGCAATCTCACCCGCGCTCTTACCATCGCACGCACAGAGACTCTGCGGGCATACCGTGAGGCGAGCCGCGCCGAGTACCTGGCGAATCAGGACGTTGTTGATGGATGGATATGGGTATCCGCAGCCTCGGAGCGCACTTGCGCGTCCTGCTGGGCGCAGCACGGCTCAGAGCATCCACTAGACGAGGTAATGGCTACCCACCCCCGGTGCCGGTGCTCGATGGTTCCGAAGACCAAGACCTGGGAACAGTTGGGATTCGGCAGGACTCCAGAGGCCGTGCAGATTCCCGCCGGATCGTCGCTCTTCGCCAAGCTGCCTGTTGAGCAGCAGCGGAAGATCCTCGGACCGAGCAAGTTCACGGCCTACCGGGGGAAGAAGATCGGCCTGTCTGATCTCATCGCACGCCGGCAGTCCCCGGTATGGGGACCATCTACGAGTGAGGCGAGCCTTCGCCAGGCGCTTGCTAATGCAGAGGCGAGGAAAGCTTCTCGCCCGGTGAGGCAGCCACGACCTAAGCCGGTCGCGGTCGAAGAGGTAGGAGGCGGTGGATTCCTAGACGAGATCAAGAGGGTTATTGGTGCAAGAACAGAGTGGGGACTGAGCCAGAGCCAGACTGATGCGCTAGATCCGCAGAAGGTGAATCAGGCGACAGGAAAGGCTTTCGGGCCAGAGCTGCGAGCGCAGATGGCTATCAACGATACGAAGATCAGAGATGAGCTGATCGAGTCTCAGGTTCCTCAGATAGAGCGCGTTGGTCAGATCATTGATGACGAGTTGGAGAGGCGTCTAGCGACTGCGCCCCTTCCTTCTGATGATCAGATAGCCGCCCTCCAGAAGCAGGTAGCAGAAGCGAGAGAGAGGACCATGCAGCGGATTGGTCCGACTGTGACCATGGCCGACAAGGAGCGATGGAGGCAGGAATGGCTGGAGGCTCGTCGTGCATTGTCAGAAGCGAGGAATGCGCCAGCTCTTGCGCGTAGGCGCATCCTCGGAGAGATCATCGCTGAGATCAGGGGAGAGTCTGGGCGCTCGCTGAAGATCAGATCAACCTCGCAGATGGCACCGCTGATTCGTGATGCAGCCGAACTTCTGCCCAGGTCTTGGGTTGACAAGATGGAAGAAAAAGCGCCAGGAATGAAGATCCGCAAGACCGATCGTGGCTACTTCAGCGAAGGCAGTCGCACGATCGCTGTATCGAAGCGTTCAAGCATCGGAGAACGTGATGGATTCACCGTTGCGCTTCATGAACTTGGTCACTGGGCTGAGTGGATGGTCCCCGGGCTGAAACCTCTGCAGGCAGCCTGGTATCGCATGCGCACGATGGGAGAAGAGCCTCAGAAGCTGCGCGAACTAACCGGCAATAGATCGTATGGAGCAGATGAAGTTGCTCGCGAGGACAAGTTCGCAGACCCCTATACCGGGCGCTTCTACTGGGAATACGACCTGCCGGCGCTCGCGAACTACGAGATCCTGACAATGACGCTGGAGGCTCTATTCGCTACAGATGTGAACTGGGCCGAGACTATTAGGAAAGACCCCGGCACAGCGAGATTCATCCTCGGTATTCTGGCCCTCGTATGAGATACGAGATCACAGGCATATTCGAGGGCAGGCGAGTCGCAGTCAGGTGGAATGAAGAAACGTCAGCTCTGGAGGGCGACGAAAGCCTGATCGCAGAACTGACGCTTCTTTCCGGGGAGCGATGCCCAGTGACTCCCACCGGCCCCGACATTCCGTGCAGCGTTCGTAAGCCCGGTCAGGCAATGCTGCTCGCAAGATCAGTCCTCACGGACTTCTCGTACTCAGGTCAGCCGATCTCCATAGAGGGCGTCAAGGAAGAAGACCTGAGCCTTCCGCCAGGCTCTATCGCCTAGACGCCCATTGTCTGCTGCCGCACGATCTGACCGATTCGTGCATGCGAGAGGCCGGCAGCCTCACCGATAGCACGCTGCGAGATTCCAGCATTCGCAGCAGTCATGATCGCGTGGACGAACTCTGACTCAACGCTCTCGCGCATCTTCTTCAGATCGCGAAGCTCATCAAGCACGCGATCGCGTGTGATCTCAGTCGTCATCACTCACCTCCCTTCTCGTCAAGAAGATCCATTATGTCCGCGTGCGAATAGACAGGCCCAACCATGAGGTCTTCTGGCTTGATATCTACCCGGCTGGTGAACTTCCCGATGAACCTGGCAGCGTCTATGCGTGATCCGAAGTGGCCGACGCAGATGTGACTATCAGCCGTTGAGTACGGGATCAGCACCACATACGTCACAGGCGTCATGCGGTCTATGCGGTCTTCGCTCTCCATCTTGCGAAGTTCGTCCTCTGTCATGCCCTCGTCACTCATGAATGCTCCATTCCAGAACTGATACGCCCTCGGAGCCGCTAGAGCATCCGAGGGCGTAGGGAACTAAGCGATGCTGATAAGGCGCGAGCGAACGTCCGCGTCCTCGTACACCGCTCCGTAGATCGAATCCACTTCCTCGTAGCACGACCTGCACACTACCCCTGTGCTGACCTCAGCACCCTTGCCGCTTGCGAGGCAGCAGTGTGTGAGTGGGTAGAGCATGCCGTCGCTTTCCACTACCAGGTCACCCTCTGAGTCACGACCGATGATCGTCACATGGTCGAATGAGAAGTCGTCAGGGATCGTCAGAGTGCTGTTGTCGGAGAACGTGGCGATCATGCGGCCACCTCATGCGGGTAGGGAATGCCGCGATCCTTGCGAGCGACGAGCATCCAATTGTCATTGAAGTACTGCAGGCAAGAGAGCGCCTGCCGAGTCCTGCCGTCCTCATGCGCGTCTGCGTAGTGCCTGCCGTCCTTGCTGTTGCAGAAGACGAACAGATCCTCGGTGCTCCATCCGTTGATCGCTGCGAAATGCAACAGATCGGCATCTGCGCGAGCGACGGCATCCATGCCGCGCTGCCGCAGAATCTCGTAGCGACCACGAATGTATCCCCATCCGTTGTAGTCGCTGCGGCGCTCCAGCACGTCGAACATGAATCCTGAGATAGTCGGCTCGTTCATCGGACTACCACTTCTCGTCCGAAGCGGCCTGCTCCCAATACAGCATGCACTCGCGAGTCCAGCGGTTGCGCTCGGTCAGGTTCTCCCGCGTCATGTCCTCGTCAAGCGTGTCAACAACCCGCAGGAGGTTCGGTGACACGCGGTACTCCATCGGCAGCGGACGGAGACCGTCATCGTCTGTGCGCTCAGTGCTGTCAAGCAGAACCACGATGCCCACAGACTTCTTATTGACCTTCTTGACGTATGCGTACACACCGTCAATCTGAGGATCGCTCGGGTAGTCCACTCGCACGATCACATTCGGTCGGATGCCTGACTCAGCCTGCGAACGCTTGCGACGTGCGCTGATGGACTGCTCGATAGCGTGGAGGATGTCGTCGTACTCACCGTTGAGGATCTCGTCGCAGATCGGGTGAACATCCTTCAGAAGCTGACGTGCCATGTTGATTCCTCTCGTCATGTGGTTTCCAACTGAACTGAATGCTGATACATCTTGCTCATGTTGGCAAGTGGACTTTCCACAACGGTACCGGGGAGTGCATTCCGCATAGCCGATGTGCTTCTATCCCTGCCGGCACATATGTAATCCAGTAAGGGGCAAGTGCTACCGTGGAGATCAATGAGAGCGTTGAGGGCCAGGTGCCCGAGGACGTTCAGACGCCCCCGGAGGGCGAAACACCGGGCCAGGAGCCCATTCCTGACGCGCAGGACGCACAGGACGATCAGGACAACCAGCAGGCTCTCAACTCAGAGAAGGCTCTGAAAGAAGCACGCTCGGAGGCCGCGAAGTACCGCAAGAGGCTCAGGGAGCTGGAGGCGGTGCAGCAGGCCCGAGAGGAAGCAGAGCTTTCTGAATCGGAGAAGCAGGCTCGTCGTATGCAGCAGTTGGAGCAGGCTCTTGAAGAGCGTGAAGTCACTACTCGTCGCCTGGCGTTGGAAAGCGCCGTGGCTGTTCGCAGTAACTCTCTCGGCATCGTGGATGCAGAGGTGGCGGTCGCGCTTCTGGACGAGGCTTCGCTGGACTATGACGACGCAGGCCGACCGGACCCCGAGAGTCTTGACAACGCTCTACGCCGACTGCTGAAGGCCAAGCCGTATCTGAAGACGCAGCCGCCCGCATCATCGCCTGCCAACCCGGCACGCAGTGAGCCAATGGGGGAAACCGACGCGCAGCGCCGGTCCCGACTCTACGGTGGCAATAGCGGCATCTTCGATCCCGGTGCGGCAAGCAGGATGGGCGGGGGCGTCATCGGCTCCGACTAGAGAAAGGATCTGCCGTGCCGGCAGCTTTCACTCAGGTCAGCGACATTCAGACGCCGACCGACTACATCCAGAAGATCTACGAGGATGCGATGTTCGTCGCTCGTGACAACGAGCTTATGTCGAACCTCGTCACCACCCTCTCAGGCCAGGGCATCGCTCCCCGCGTTGCTTCCGAGTACTCGTCTGCTTCGATCAGCTCGATCAACGACGACGACGATCTCACCTCGCAGTCCTTCAAGCCGACCGTGCTTTCGACGCTCACCCCGTCTGAGGTCGGTGCTCAGTACCTCGTCACCGACCAGCGCATGGAGTCTGACCCGTTCGCTGTCATGCAGAACGCGGCTCAGGAGCTGGGCTTCGCGATCGCTCAGAAGATCGAGACTGACCTTCTCAGCAACTTCGCCTCGTTCACCGGGGGCACGGCTGGCACCGCCGGTTCGACCCTCACCTGGGGACGTTTCTTCGCGGCTGTGTCGCAGCTTCGCGCTCAGAACGCCCCCGGCCCGTACCACGCGGTGCTTCACCCGTATCAGTGGTTCGATCTGTCGAAGGAGGCCGCTGTCTCCGGGATGCAGAACACCCCGCAGTTCGGTGACGCTGTCATGCAGAACCGGATCGTTGGCCGTGCCTACGACACCAACATCTTCATCTCGTCGAACCTGAGCATCGACGGGAGCGACGACTGCACTGCTGGCATCTTCTCTCCGATGGCCCTGGCTCTGGACATTCGCCGCGCTCCGCGTATCGAGCGCGAGCGTGACGCGAGCCGCCGCGCCGACGAGATCAACCTCTCCGCTGTCTACGCCCACGGAACGTGGCGACCGAAGTTCGGCGTCAAGCTGATCTCCGACGCCTCCGTGCCGACCGAGTAGAAAGGCTTACCGAATGGCACAGTTCGACGTGAACAGCATCACGGTTCCGATGCCCGCAGCGGCTGACGACGTGATCATCTACAAGCACAGCGGGACTGGCGGCAAGGTCACGCTTCTGGACGCCTATGCGGTGAACCACGCCACTACCTCGGGTACGGCGACCTTCACCCTGGCTCTCCACAAGCGCACCAGCGCCGGGACGGTCATCGCTGGCACTGTCGGGACTCTGGGCGGCACCGCCGACCACTGGACCGACACCCTTCCCAAGAGCTACACCCTCAACGAGTCGTACATCACGCTGGACGAGGGCGAGTGCCTGAGCCTCGCTTACGCGACGGTGGACGGCGGCTCTTCGACTCGCGGGATGGTCACGATTCACTACGTGCAGGGAAAGGCGTAGGAATCACGGCATCGGTGGCCGACCTTCTCGGGTAGAGGGTCGGCCACCAGGCCGTATCTCACATGGCACAGCTAGATGCGAATACTCTTGTTCTCCCCCTCGGAGGGCACACATCCGACGTGCTGATCTTCAGAGCATCGGATATCGGTGGAGCAGTGACCATCACCGAGGCGTGGGCTGTGAACCATGCGAACACCAGCAGCAATACGTCTTTCACCGTAGAGCTGATCCGGTATTCCGATGCGGGCACGCCGGCAGTCCTCGGGACGGCAGGACTCTCTGTCGGTGGCACTTCTGACCACTGGGTAGCCAATGTTCCGAAGCAGATGACGATTAGCGACGAGCACGACGTGCTGAACAGGCATGAGTGGCTCGCCGTTCGTCAGACCGGCCAGAACAACGGCACGGCCACATTCGGGAAGGTGATCGTCCACTACGTGGGCGGCAAGGCGTAACGACTAGGCGACATGGGATAGGCAGCGGTCGCACCGTCTGCTGAAAGGGCATCCCGCCCCGGTGTCTTTCCCTAGTCGCTTCTACCGGGGCATGAGAAGGGGGCGAGGTTGAGGATTCTCTGGCATTCCAACGCACCATGGACTGCAACTGGCTATGGAGTGCAGACGCGCATCTTCGCGCCACGCATCCGTGACCTGGGCCATGACGTAGCTATGAGCGCCTTCTATGGGCTGGAGGGCGCAACCATCGGCTGGAACGGGATGAAGGTCTATCCCAAGGCATTTCATCCATATGGAATGGATGTGATCGGCCCGCATGTGAAGGATCACAAAGCGGACATTGTCATCACCCTCATTGACGGATGGGTGATGAAGCACGACAAGATCACATCTACTGGCGCCAGGTGGGTGCCGTGGTTCCCGGTGGATCACGAAGGCGTGCCGCATATGGTCCGAGAGGCCGTCAAGCATTCTTGGCAGCCGGTCGTATATGCCAAGCACGCAGAGCAGGCAGCGCGTGATGCGGGGCTAGATCCACGCTACGTTCCGCATGGAGTGGATACGAACGTCTATGCGCCGATGGATCAGCGCGAGGCTCGCGTCAAGCTCGGACTGCCAGAAGATGCCTTCATCGTCGGCATCGTGGCCGCGAACAAGGGGATTCCCTCTCGCAAGGCACTACCGACTCAGTTTGAGGCTTTCGCCAGGCTCCGAGAGCGTCATAGCGATGCGATCCTCTACCTACACACGCATATCGGTACGGAAATGGAGGGTCTGGACATACCGGGGGTGCTGCAGGCTACCGGGGTGCCAGAGGACTCCGTTCGCCTGGCGGATCAGTACCGCAACCTTCTCGGCTACGACGACGAGGTAATGGCCGCTCTCTATAGCTCAATGGACGTACTCAGCAGTCCGACAATGGGCGAAGGATTCGGAGTGCCGATCATTGAGGCTCAGGCGTGTGGCACGCCGGTCATCGTCGGTGGCTGGACTGCGATGCCTGAGCTAGTGGGCGCAGGATGGACTGTAACGGCCTCAGAACGCATCCTTACGCCCATGCTGGACTACCAGCACCTAGCGACCGTTGAGGGCGTCCTAGAGGCTTATGAGGCCGCATACGAGGCACGCGGAGATAAGCGCCTGGCGGAAGATGCGCGAGCGTTCGCCATGCGATACGACGCAGACGAGGTCACTCAGCACTATTGGAAGCCTCTTCTGGACGAACTCTCTGACCGTCTGGAGTCATCTGACGCCGAGCCTCCCCCGGTTGAGGTCGTGCAGTGATATCTGTCGTAGTCCCGACGATCAAGGGACGCGAGGATCTATGTCAGAAGACCATCGCCTCTTTCCGAGCCACCGTGCCGGCAGAAGAGCTGCAGATCATCATCGTGAAGGATCGCAGGGCAATAGGCACTGCATGGAATGACGGCGCAGAGGCAGCGCAGGGCGAATACCTGATGCTCGCTGCAGATGATGTGATCGTGCATCCTGGCTGGGCAGAGGCGGCGATGGAAGCAGCTGATCGGTCGCTCTACCCGGCACCGAGGCTTCAGAAGCTGGATGGATCGGTTCTGGCGACTGGCTCAATGGGTGGCGGCTGGCTACTGACTGATTGCGCTGACTGGGCACCTGTGGTCAGCAGTCAGTTCCCATTCTTCTCGCAGTATGTGTGGCAGGAGATGGGTCCGTGCCTCGATATCCACTACTTCGCTGACGACTACCTGGCGGCCAGAGCGCGTTCGCTCGGTATGAACGTGGTCTATCGTGATCCGTACAGAATCACGCATCTGGAGGGAGTCGCGGGCAGGGATGACATGGTAAGGCGCTCCATGACTGACCGGCTTCAGTTCGAGCAATCTCTGGCGAATCCCGACTACTGGATCGGAGTGGCCGTATGAGGGTGATGATTACCGGGGCGCTCGGCTTCATGGGTTCTCACCTGGCGGATCGCTATGCGAAGCTCGGTTGGGAAGTCATCGGACTTGACAACATGACTGCGAATGTCGTGAGCGTCACTCATCCGACGATCTCGCACATGATGATCGCTGACGCGAAGCAGATACTCCCGAAGTACGTCGCCTCTGCCGATCTTGTTGTGCACGCAGCCTCCCCGGTCGGCGCTGCTGCGATCCTTCCCGCTCAGGGCACGATTGCCGGCGATGTGGTCTGGGCAACGCAGAAAGTCGTAGATGCGTGCGTGGTTGCTGACGTTCCTCTCGTCAATATCTCCACTTCAGAGATCTACGGCATCACTGGTCAGGCCTCAGAGAGCGATCCATGCACTATTCAGCAGAAGTTCTCTGCCAGAGGTGAGTATCAGGCGGGCAAGATCGCCGCAGAGCAGATCGTCGGAGCTTCTATCGCCAGGGGACTCCGAGCCGTACAGATCAGGCCGTGGAATATGGCCGGTCCCCGCGAGGCGCAGGGCAAGGGATTCGTTGTGCCTCGCATGGTCTATCAGGCGCTCAGGGACAAGCCGATCACAGTCTTTGAGGGCGGTGAGCAGGAGCGGGCATTCACCGGAGTATGGGATGTATGCAGATTCATCACCGATCACTTGCCAGCAACGGATGATTGGACCGGGCAGGCATACAACGTCGGCAACGAAGAGAACCGCACAACCATCAACGATCTCGCCAGGGTTGTCAGAGAGGTGACTGGCTCAAAGTCTGAGATCGTTCACACATCAGGCAAGAGGATCTTCGGTCCTCGCTACGAGGAAGCGAGCGCCGGGACGAAGCTGCCAGATGCGGCGCTTGCAAGATCACTAGGATGGTCGCCTGAGAACACCATTCGACAGATCGTGGCCTGGACTGCGGCTGAGATTCTGTCCCCGGAGGAAGCACTGACAGCATGAGCAGAAGCGGTATGGCCGACAACATCGCCAGGGTGCGAGGACTGACCTACGCCGGCACCGCCGAATACAGCGTCGGCACGGCGAACTACTGGGACGACAATCAGATCGAGCAGGTTCTGGATCGTCACCGGCAGGATCTCGTCCGTCATAAGCTCTTGCGCGAGCCTTCGTACATCGGAGGGGGATCAGTCGTCTATACACGTCTTCGCTCCGCATACGGCTTCCTGGAGACTGCTGCGAGTGGTACAGCGGTCTTCTTCATCGAAGACTCCGTAGGTGATGACCGAGGAACGGCCACCTATACGGCTGACTACCAGCTGGGCATCTTCGACTTCGCTGCTGACACCGGGGGAACCGCTCTCTATCTCAGCGCCAGGTCATACGACATCTACGGCGCTGCTGCCGAGATTCTGGATTCATGGGCCGCGCATGAGTCCCGATGCTTCGACTTCTCAACCGATGGGCAGTCGTTCAGCTTGTCGCAGAAGGTCAAGAACATGCGCGATCAGGCCCGAGAGCTGCGTAAGCGTGCCCGCGTGCAACGAAGGAATCTCAGGACCGAATCGTGACGCTCACGACTGCAGATCTTGCGTGCATGCGCTCGACTATTGCCGATACTCTCCCCGGCACGGCTGTCATCAGCCGCTCTACTCAGTCCTCGGACGGAATGGGCGGAGTTATTGATACCTGGGCCAATGTCGGAACCGTCGCCTGCAGGGTTTCACCGCAGGGAGCGGGCTTGGAAGACATTGTTGGTGGTGAGTTCCTAGCAGCTACTGGATGGGTTATCACCGTCCCGCAGGGCACTAGCGTCACGGAACGCGACCGGGTAATCCACGCCGGCAACACCTACGAGATCATCAGGACGAGTTCGCCCAGGTCTTACGACACCTGCACGCGGCTCTTCTGTAACGAGGTGGACTGATGCCAGCTAAGTCCAAGGCTCAGTACCGTCTGATGCAGGGCGCGGCGAGCGGCAGCATCAAGGTCAAGGGCCTCTCGCAGAGCGAGGCCAAGGAGTACGTCAAGAAGACGAAGTCCTATTCGGCGCTGCCCGCCAAGAAGAAGAAGCGCGGCTGATGCCGATCGTCTACAACCGAATCCCCGAGATTGCTTCTCAGGCAGATGATCTCGCGGAGAAGATTCTGAAGAAGACGGCCTTCGACACCGAGGCGCTGGCGAAGGCATACGCGCCGGTGGATACAGGCAATCTGATGAATAGCATCGCTGCGGAGCCGGTCAGGAAGCTCACCTGGCGCGTCACGGCCAACGCTGAGTATGCGATCTACGTGGAACTTGGCACCCGGCGTCAGACCGCTAAGCCTTTCCTGCAGCTTGCTCTTGGTGAGGCGTGGCCAGGCGCTATCCGTGCGTTCGACAGGCTGACTTCATGAGCGCGGCGTCTGGCAGCGCAATCTATTCGCGGCTCTCTGGCGATAGCACGCTGACGAGCCTCGGATGCACAGGGATCTACTACGGCATCGCTCCGCAGACGGCAGTAGCGCCGTTCGTCACCATTCAGCTATTCGACGGTGACGATACGCGAGTATTTGGAGCGCGGGCAACTATCCGCGAGCGATGGGTAGTGAAGGGGTGGACAACCGGCAACTCGCATAAGGTCGCCAAGCAGATGGCAGATAGGTGTGACGCCCTGCTTGATGAATACGATCTTGTGGTCGGTGGGGGCACCGTCATGGCATGCCGGCGCATTGCACAGCTTCCTGACCTGGTAGAGGACGATAACGGTGTCGTCTATCGTCAGGCAGGCAGTCGCTTCGAACTGGAGGTACGAGCAGCATGAGCAAGTATCGTGCGCTCGTCGGACTCGACTACCCACCCGGGAAGCGAGCCGAGCCGGGTGATGTTGTGGACGATCTCCCGGATAAGAGCGTCAAGTGGCTTCTGAAGGACGGCCTCATTGAAGAGGTCGGAGCGCAGAAGCCGGAGAAGCCCACCGGAGGTAAGTCCAAGTGAGCCCTACATTCACGCATGGGAAGAACGCTGTTGTCTATCAGGACGACAACGATCTGACCGGCTACCTCCGCTCAGTATCCAGCAGCGCAGAGGTTGATACGGCAGAGAGCACCACGTTCTCTGACGATGACAAGACCTACGTTGTTGGAATGCAGGACGCGACGATCAGCGCCGAGGGTCTGTTCGATGCCACGTTCGATGGTGATGTTCACTCCATCACTGGATCTGGCACGAAGAGCATCTGGAGCATCTATCCGTCAGGTGATGCGGCAGGCAGCAGCGGTCGGGGATACAACCTGGACGTGACTTCCGCCGAGCGCACGGCTGATGTGGGTGATGTGGTCATGGTGAGCATTGAGGGTCAGTCCTCAGTCGGCACCGAGCAGCTGATCTCTCACCACGCTCTCGCAGAGCGCAGCACCAGCGGCACCGCTGCGGTCTATGACAACGGTGCCTCGTCCGCGAACGGCGGATATGCCTACGCGCATGCCACCGCAGCTGCGGGCAGCGTCGTCATCAAGATTCAGTCGTCCTCGGATAACGTCACATACACTGACTATCTGACGGTCGGCACAATCACGGCATCCAACAAGTCCTTCCGCACTACCGGGACCGGAACCGTGAACCGCTACACCAGGCTCACCTATACGATCACCAGCGGCACGGCCACGTTCGTCTGTGGCTTCGGTCGCGGTTAGGAGTTACGTTGCCAACTTTCTTCCACGGTAAGGATGCCGAGGTCTACATCACCGATTCCGGTGGGACCGAGCGCAACTTCACCAGCTATTCCACCTCTGTCGGCATTCCCGCCGAGGTGGAGACTGCCGAGGTTTCGACTCTCGGCGACGACGACAAGGTGTACGTCACCGGCCTTCGTGACCGCACGATCTCCATTGAGGGTAAGTGGGACGGCACGGTGGACGGCTACCTCTCGGGTCTGCTTGGCGGTACGCCTCGCGCCTGGAAGGTCTTTCCGGCTGGCTCAGCTTCGGGCCGTCCGTACTACAGCGGCTCAGCAATCCTCACTTCGTTCGAGGTCAGCGCCGATGTGGGCGATGCGGTCGGGTTCAGCGCCGAGTTCCAGAACTCCGGTGCTGTCACGCGGGGCACGGTCTGATGACTGAGCCCGGGGCGAAGGGCGCGGCTGAGGGGCAGCCGCTGCCCGTTCTTTCGGTGGAGGATCTGCTGCAGAAGCAGACTCTCCGCGAAGAGTGGATTGATGTGCCCGAGTGGGACTCTCGCGTGAAGGTGCGTGAACTCTCCATGGCGGCATATCAGGAGGTTCAGCAGAAGGCCACGGACGCTCGCGGCAATCTGGACGAAACCAAGCTGCAGACCTACCTGGTGATCGCCGGCATCGTGGAGCCTGAGCTAGGCGATGACGGCTATGAGTGGGTGCGGAGTCAGTCCATGCGAGCGATCAACCGGGTTCTTGACCGAGTTATGGCTCTGAGCGGCATCGGTATCTCCGCTCTGGAGGACGCCGAGGCCACGTTTCTGGAAGAGGCCTGAGACAACCTGGCGGTTCCGTATAGCGCGTGATCTCGGAATGACAGTCTCTGAGCTTGATCAGAGAATGACGCGAGCCGAAATGACGCAATGGATCGCCTACTATCGTTACGAGATGAGAGAGCGCGAGAGGGCGGCTCGCGAAGCGGAGAAGCAGCGAAAGGGTTAGCGAGTGGCAACTGAGGTCGCATCGGCATACGTCGAACTCGGTGCCCGCATCGGCAACCTGGAGCGACAGCTCAAGAAGGCCAACTCTCAGATCACGACGTTCGCTGCTACGTCGGATAAGCAGGTAGGCAGGGCCTCAGCAGGGTTCGGCAGGCTCGGTATCGCTATGAAGGCCGCAGCCGGTGCCTTCATCGTCACAAAGGCGATACAGGGCATCAAGACGGTCACTATGGCCGCTTCCGATCTCAACGAGTCCATGAGCAAGACTCGCGTGATCTTCGGTCGTAGCGCCGGGGCGATTGAGCAGTTCGCGAATCAGGCAGCCAAGAGCATGGGCCTCTCCAAGACTGCTGCTCTGGATGCCGCATCCACATTCGCGGTATTCGGCAAGAGCGCAGGACTCTCGGGCAAGAGCCTGACGGGATTCAGCACCAGGCTCGTCACTCTCTCTGCTGATCTCGCATCGTTCTACAACACCTCACCCGAAGAGGCGATCCTGGCTATCGGCGCTGCTCTCCGAGGAGAGAGCGAGCCGATCCGCAGGTACGGAGTGCTGCTGGACGATGCCACGCTGAAGCAGCAGGCGCTGGCGATGGGCATCATCAAGACCACGAAGGGCAGCCTGACTCCGCAGCAGCGCGTGCTGGCAGCTCAGGCGCAGATTCTGAAGCAGACGAGCGATGCTCAGGGTGACTTCGCCAGGACTTCGGGCGGCGCAGCCAACCAGCAGAGGATCTTCGCCGCTCAGGTCGCCAATGCGAAGGCGCAGATCGGCGTCGGACTGCTGCCGGCGATGACTTCCCTCATGCCTGTTCTGAATGACGTGGTGCAGGCAGCGGTGCCAGCGTTCACTCAGGCCGCATCAGCGTTCGGCAGTTTTGCAGCACAACTGCTTCGCAGCGAAGGCTTCAAGAATCTGCTCTCTGACATTGGCACGATTGCTCAGGCCGCATTCACCACGCTCGGGAATGTGGTCACGGCAACCATCGGTCCTCTCGGACTCTTCGCCGGGGCGCTCTCCACCGCAGCATCGGCTATCGCTGGATTCGGACCCCTGGCCGCAGTGGCGACCGGCGCTGTCGCCGCTCTGCTGACGGCTATGGCGGTGAATAAGGTCATCGCCTTCGTACAGAGCCTCAGACAGCTTGCGGTAGTGCAGGCGGCAGTAAGTGGTGTCACGGCCCTCGCAGGCGCTTCTAAGGCCCTCCAGAGCGGTTTCACGGGCATTACAGCGGCATCTGTGGGACTTGCCCCCGGTCTTACGGCTATGCAGGCGGGAATGAGCCGCGCTGGCCTGGCGATGACCGCTCTGAGGACTGCTCTTACCGGGGGCGGCAGCCCGTGGGCACTTGCTGCTGCCGGCGTCGGTCTTCTTGTAGGTGGAATCGCCGCTCTCTCGTCGGGACTCTTCGGAGGAACGCCCCCGGCGCAGGTGTACGCGCAGGCGCTGCAGGGACTCGATACCGCTGCTCGCAATGCTGCCGATGCAGTCGGAACGCTGCTCGGCGCAGTCGGTAGTTACACACAGGCGCAGATGGCAACCAAGCAGGCAGCAGACGAGGTCGCCGCTGCCGAGCGCCAGGTGCAGGATCTCCGCAGGCAGGGCATCACCAGCGGCCCGCAATACACCTCCGCAGTCCAGCGCCTCACCGCAGCTCAGGCGAACCTGGCGACTTCGATGGGAAATCAGTCGCAGGCGGCAGGCAGCGTCAAGCAGTCCCTCGGCACACTCAGGACCGAGTATCAGAACGTCACGACGAGGATGCGTGAGGCATCTGCTGCTGAAATGACGCGCATCAGCGGACTGAGGCTCGCAGCGCAGGCCGGGGGCAAGGGATCGAAGGCCGCGAAGGACTACGAGTCGGCCATTGACGCACTCAACAAGCGACTCTCGCAGGATCAGGGATTCAAGTCGCTGCAGCAGAACGCTCGCGCAGCTGCGGATCAGTTCGATGCGATGGGTAGAAGCGACCTGGCGAAGCCACTCCGCGAGATCGCGAATGCGAAGCCGGGTGATCTTCTCAATGATGCGGCTGGCAAGGCGCGTGCTTTCTCGGATGTGAACCTGGGGAAGAACGTGCAGCCTGCGATCACCAAGCTCGACAACCTCATTCAGAAGGTTGAGAGCCTTGACGGCAAGGTGGCGAATGTCCGCATCAACGTCACTGAGTCCAAGGTGCAGGGCAAGTTCGCTGGCGGCTACGTCACCGGGTTCGCAGGCGGTGGTCTTGTGCGCGGCCCCGGTGGTCGTGATCGCGTGCCGGCGATGCTCACTGCTGGAGAAGTCGTCCTCAACAGGCGGCAGCAGGAGCTGGTCAACGGCGGCATGGGGATTGACGATGCGCTGAGGCGTACCGGCGCAGCCTTCGCGAAGGGCAAGGGCGCGAAGGGCGGCAGCAAGAAGCCGAGCGCCGAGAGCATCAAGGCGGCTCGCGAGAAGCGCACAGAGGGTATCCGCAGTGCGGCAGGATCGCTTGGCCAGGCTCTCTCTACAGTGGCGCTGAAGAGATTTGACACGCAGACCCAGACCGCTCTGAAGGGCATGGCCGATAGCAGCAAGGCCCGTATGGACGACATAGGCCGCGAGTTCCAAGGCGGATATGTGCAGATCAACGGTGTGTGGACTCGTATCACCGGGAGTATCGAACAGGCTCAGGAGCGCCTGGCGAACGATCTGAAGAGCATCGAGCGCAACTTCAAGGGCACTCTGAAGAACACCGCTGGCGATGTTGTCGCTACTGAGGTGTCGTTCCGTCAGTTCGATCTGATGATGCGTGACGCGCAGCAGAGTCTGACGAAGTTCTACGACGAGCTGACCCCAGCAGAGTCTCGCATCAGGTCGCTGCAGGATGCAGCGCAGTCTCAGGATCTAGCTGGTGCTGTCAGTGATGCTCAGGCCAAGCTGCGTGAGGCGCAGGACTTCGGTGATCCAGCATCCATCGCTGCGGCGAAGAAGGCCGTAGATGATGCAGTCCGAGCGCAGACCATCGCCGATCTCCAGAAGACCGCAGAAGAAGAGCGAGCGCAGCGCGAAGCAGATCGCCAGGCGGCGCAGGATGCGTTCGATACCGAGTGGGCCGGTCGTCGTCAGAACCTGCAGGATCAGCTGGACTATGCACTGGATCAGAAGCGTCTTGCCGGGGAAAACGAGCGCATGCTTCTGGAGGCTCAACTGGCGCAGCGCCAGGCGCAGGAAGAGGCGGCGCTCGCTACTCAGCAGGCTCTCTACGACGCGCAGCGCGAGAACGAGCGAGCCAAGCTGGAGGGCGCTCTTGCTCGCATGACAAAGTTCTTCGAGGATGTTCGCAACATGTCGCTGAAGAAGACGAGAGGCACCATCGCTCGTCTGAATCAACTCGCAGTCGCCTTCCTCTCTAGCGGCAAGAACCTCGGTGAGAACTTCGCTACCGGGTTGACTGAGGTTCTTCCTCGGATCGGAGCCGCAGGCAAGGCTATCGCCAAGATTCTGGAGGACTATCTGAAGACGGGTAGTCCGACGAAGAAGGGTCCTATGTCGGACCTGCATCACTGGTTCGACGGCCTGGCGTCAGGCCTTGCTCAGGGCGTGGATACTGCTGGATTGGAGGGCGCTATCGCGAGCGCCACAGTCGCACCGACGATCTCCGCATCAGCTGGGGCAGGCAGTCTTACGATCAATCTCAACGTCAGCGATCAGACGTTCGCCGGCATGAGCCGTGAGCAGGCGGATCGCGTGGCGCGTGAGATTCAGTCTGCGCTGGATCGCCAGGTGCGGGCAACGATCTAGTGGCCGAGGCCGAATACAGCGTACGCATCGCCTGGGAGCCGCTGATCAGCAATGCGTTCATGCTGGACGGATCAAGTCTGAATGGCACCGACGTTCTGACGAATCAGTACAGCGACTCGTTGGACGTGCTGGTGTTCGGCATCAGCACATTCGGTGGCACCGATCTCTTCGGCACCGAGAGTGACGCTCTCTATGCAGATGTATCCGCTGATGTTCAGAGCATGACCATCAGGCGCGGGAGGGATGACAACCTATCGTCATTCTCTGCTGGCGAGGCCACAATCACGCTGAAGGATCTGGACAGCACTTACTCGCCGTTCAATACAAGCTCTCCGCTCTACCCCAATGTCATCCCCGGGCGTCCTATCCGAATCGCAGCGACGTTCGGAGGGACCGAGTATGGACAGTTCCGAGGATTCGTCAGAAGCATTGAGCACGATCCGAGCAAGCAGGCCAGGAAGACAGTCGTGCATGCTCAGGATCTATTCCTCTATCTCTCGCGAGCCAAGCCGACGATCACGAATACCGGAACCGTCACGACCGGCGCGGCTATTGGCACAGTCCTTACGGCGATTGACTGGACGAATACGAGCTATCGCAGCCTCGATACCGGGGACACGATCAACTCAGGATTCTCCAATGACGGTGCGGAGACTGCTCTTCAGCTGATCGAAGGGTTCATAGAGACTGAGCGTGGAGAGTTCTTTCACTCACGCGGCGGAACGATCGTCTACAGGGACCGCTACGACCGCTATACGCGAGCCAGTAGCGGAACGGTGACTGACGGCGCAGCGTCGGCTATCGCAGCTACCGACCTGACGAACGTGAAGAACAGAGCGCGAGTCACCAAGACGGGTTCGGGTACGGCCACCTGGACGGACTACGTATCCTCCACCAACTACGGATACAGCGACTACCCGGCGATTGACAGTCCGTACATCAACAACGCGGCGCAGGGTACGGCGCTCGCCCAGTGGCTCGTCAGCCAGGGGAAAGATCCAAGTCCTCCAGTTCGCTCGCTACGATATGTGGCGAACAAGAGCGACAACGCGATGGTCACGGCTCTCGCCAGGGATCTCGGTGACAGGATCACCGTGGCAGACTCCACGATCAAGGGGACTGCCGACTTCTATATCGAAGGAATCGAGCATCAAGTGAGCAACGGCGGCAAGCTTCATCAGGTGGCATTCACGCTTAGCCGCGTGCCCGTCAATCCACCCATCGTGTTCGGCACATCCGAGTTCGATGGCGCCGACGTTTTCGCCTTCTAGGAGGGGGCGCTAAATGGCCTATACGTTCCCGACTCTGACAGACGTTGCGACCGGCGATGTATTGACCGCCGTTGGGTATAACAACGTGCAGCAGACTTCACGGCAATTGCGTGTTCCGCCCGCATGCGAGGTGTACCGCACATCAAACTTGACGGGTTACACCAGCAACACGGCAATTACATGGCAGGCCGAGCGGTACGACACGGACGGCATGTGGACAAGCGGCAGCAGCGTGACTATTCAGACGCCGGGGATATATGTCATCACGCTCAACGTCGGCATCACGGCCACGGCGACTGTGACGCTTATGACGGCTGGCATCTACATTAGCGGGCAACTTTCGGCGCAGACCTACGCGAACGTCGCAAACGGGAACGACTCATACGCGAGCGTTTCCGCTGCTTATTCGCTCGCGGCAGCGCAGACCGTCACTGCTGCCTGTGCCTTTGTCGGTGGAAGCAACTACGCCATTGTCGGAAGCGCGACCGCATACGCGCGCGAGCAGGCTCGCCTGTCCGTCGCATGGCTCGGGCAGGTGTCCTAATGCCGTGGACGACCCCCGAAACCTTCACCGCAGGGCAGACGCTTACCGCTGCCAGCATGAACGTGGTGAGCGGTGACCTGTCGCATTTGTATAGCCGTGATGCGCTGGTCCTTATAAACGCCACAACGCTTACAGCAGCATCAGCGGCCACGCTTGACAGCGTGTTCACGTCGGCTTACGAGAACTACCTAATCATGCTGCGCTGTCAGACGACGCTAGGCGGTGGCACGTTTGACTTTCGGTTTCGCGCTGGCGGCGTGACGACTACTAGCGGTTACAACTTCACTCGCATGGCATGGGCAGCGACTTATAGCCAGAGCAAGACAACCGCGCAGGCAACAGTGCGTATCGGCGCGAATGATGCGAGCGGCTACCACGCCATTACCGTGATGTGCATGGCTCCGCAACTCGCGCAGCCGTCTTTTTTCCATTCGATGTGTAATCGCAACGCTGCCGCTGGCGAGATTGAGGAAGTGTGGGCGGCGCAAAGCGCGAACACGCAGCACGACGGGTTCACACTCAGCACTTCCAATGGCGCGATGACCGGGGCTGTGCAGGTCTACGGGTACGCGAGCGTGGTGGCGTCGTGACCACCAGCGATGTGGACCGCCTGTATAACGGGCTGGCCGAGGTTGCGCAGGAGGTCCGGTCATACCGCGCGGAACTCAACGGACGCCTTCGCAAGTTGGAAGAGGCCGAGGCGCACCGCAACGGGCGCGACCACGGCAAGGGCAGCATCGGCAAGATGATCATGGGTGTTGCAGCCGTTGCAGCAGCCGTGGGTAGCGTCTGCGGCGTATTGGTGACTATCCTGTAGCTCATGGCGAAACCACGCTATGGGGCAAGCACTCGCGCACCTGGCGGCAAGAAGACCGTCCTGAGCGCCGGCAGCGACCCTTCATCCACAGCATGGGCGCGTAAGGGCGCATTCCTCGTAAGGCATTACTCTCCGAATGCGCCCGGTGCGCTGCAGAAGAATGGTGAGCCGACTCCAAGAGCTGAGGCGGCGGCCAGGTGGGGCGAGCCGGTCCCGAAGAACGACAAGGACCGAGCCAAGCTCTACGAGAAGGGTCAGAGGATGCTGGAGCGGCATAAGAAAGCCAAGGAGTCCAAGTGACCAAGGGCGATGCTGTTGTCAAGGTGGCGCTTGCCGAAGTCGGCGTTACTGAAGTGCCGATGGGATCGAATACAGGCCCTCGCGTCAGGCAGTATCAGGCGGCGACAGATCTTGGTGGAACAGGTTGGCCCTGGTGCTCGGCGTTCGTCGAATGGTGCTGGAAGCGCGTAGGCGGCATTGAGACAGATGTGTGCAGCGCCTCTACTGCGGTGTTCGCGGCTCGCGCTATCAGTGAGCGTCTTACCGGGGCATGTAGGCCGGGGGCGGCTGTCTGTTGGGCACCACGGCATGTTGAGATCGCAGTCGCACCGACTTCTGATCCGAACATCTGGCATTGCGTAGGTGGGAACGTCAGCGATGGAGTCAGGCGGACGATCCGTGACATTCGTGGCGCTACCATCATCGTGCCGAAGGCTCTGCGCGAGACTCAGCCGCGTCCGAAGCTCTACTGGTTCGAGGATCCAGGAGCAAAGAAGAACCAGCGCCTTCTTGGTCCGTGGCGAGGTAAGCGCGGACTGGCAACCGCTCGCAGGGTGGCGAAGAAGCGACCTGCATGGGAGCAGCCAAGGGTCAAGAGGGTCGGCAAGGACCGATTCGGCGTACTGATCGGTCAGCGATCCCTCTACGGACCATGGCAGGACGCTCCGAGCCGCAACCGAGCAATGGCGATCATCAAGAAGCGCGTCAATCGGCAGCTGCGTCAATACGCGACTCCGAGGCCGCTGGACAACGCGAGCGCAGAAGCGTTCGGCAAGACCGACTAGGAGAGACTGTGGGCACCAAGATCAGCATTGGCTTCGCAACCTGGCTGGGCACCATCGGAGCAGCTGCCGGCGTGGTGATCCCACTTATCGGTGAACTCAGCGATGCAGCAGCACCGCTCGGCGTGTCCGGTCAGGTATGGGTTGTCATGGGAGCGATTCTGGGCGTGGCTGTGGTGATCGGTCGCATGGCGCAGGCCGTGGCTCAGGTAGTCAAGAGCGCACCGAGCGAGTCAGATCTGTTCGTGGACGAGCTGCCTGACGAGCCGACTGACGTGGAACCTTGATTGGGTCTGCTTGACGACATAAGAGCAGAGAGCGTCGTAGTGCGTCACTGCTCAATAGCCGAACTGCTTGATTCGATGGAGAAGAAGGACGCCGACGATCTTCGCCAGGCGATGGATGATCCCGGTATTCCGCACACGGCTATCACTCGGGTTCTCGTCGCACGCGGCTATGACATGCACGATAAGCGCCTGGCTCTGCACAGGAAGGGGCGCTGTGCCTGCACTCGGTGACGAGATTGAGCAACAGCGGCGAATAGAGGATCTGGAGAAGCTATGCACTCGGCTTCAGAGGCAGCTTGCCAATGCGAAGGCGAAGACTGCCGATCTTGTAGATGCGGTCTACGAGGGTGCGAAGGATGCGGCTGTGATCGTAGGCACTCCGAAGCCGGTCAAGATCGCCAAGGACAAGAAGAAGCCGCCGGGGGAAGTCGCACTACTCCACACGACTGACTGGCAACTCGGCAAGGTCAGCGAGTCGTATTCCTCTGAAGTCTGCCGAGATCGCGTGATGAAGATGACTGAGAAGGTCGTCAAGCTCACGGAGATACAGCGAGCAGCGCATCCGGTCAGTGAGTGCGTGGTGATGCTCGGAGGCGATCTCGTAGAGAACACGGCGATCTTCTCTCAACAGGCCTGGGAGGTGGATTCGTCCACGTTCTCTCAGGTCTTCGCAGCGTCATCCCTGATCGAATCCATGCTGCTCTCGCTGCTGGAGAACTTCCAGACTGTGCGCGTCTATGAGGTCGCCGGCAATCACGGACGCATCGGCCGAGGCAAGGGGCAGCAGTCCGTGGACTACGAACGCGAGACGAACTGGGATCGCATAGTCGGAAGGATCGCACGCGAGCGCCTGGCGGAGCAGGACCGGCTGGAGTGGCGAGTGCCGGATTCATGGTATGAGCTAATCAAGATCGGTGAGTATGCGTGCTTCCTCACACACGGCGATCAGATCCGCTCATTCGGCGGGAACACCCCGGCACATGGCATCGTTCGGAAATGCCTCGCATGGTCTTCGGGCGTGACAGAGCCGTGGACTGACGCATACATGGGGCACTTCCATCAGCCTCTCAGCCTCAACCTGGCGAATGGCGGAAGGGTATTCGTCACTCCCTCTACTGAGTCAGGTAGCGAGTATGCACGCGAGTTCGTAGCGGCGAGGGGCAGGCCAGCTCAGAGACTCCATTTCGTTGACCCCGGCAAGGGAATGGTCACTGCCGAGTACCTGATCTGGCTGGATTAGTCCGCTAAGAGCGACTTTCCGCCAGGCGCAGGCGCAGGATCTCCAGCTGCGCTGATGGATACTTCCTCTGCCCTACTACGTCCGAAAGGAGTGGGCATGAAGAAGCAGAGCAGCGGCCAGGTGGTCGCTCGCTGGATCGGCTATGCGGTCTTCGTCCTGACGATCGCATGGATTACGGCAACCGTTGTCGGCTACCTCACCGGGGCAGCCGCTCACGCATTCGTCTAGGAGGCGAAGATGACTGACGAGATTGAGCAGGCCAAGAAGCGCGAACTGCTGCTGGATCTGATGCACGAATGGTGGGACCCACCGCAGCACCTGATCCAGACGCTGCCGCGTGGCGGTACCAAGCTCTCGTATCTCGGCCACGCGGATACGACTCGCGCACTGTCCGAGACTGACCCTGAGTGGACATGGACTCCGATGGCTCACGACGAGAACGGACTCCCGATCCTCGATAGGGATAGCAACGGTCACCCGATCGGTATGTGGATCTGGATCAATGTCTGCGGAGTAGAGCGCCCCGCTTACGGCTCATGCGAGCCTGGCAAGCGCGATGCCGTCAAGGAGTTGATCGGTGACGCTATCCGCAACGGGGCGATGCGCTTCGGAGTTGCGGGCGGCTTGTGGTCGAAGGGCGAGTGGGACGGAGAGCAGAAGCCTGAGTCGGGATTCGATGCGAAGAAGGAGACTGACTCGCTGAAGAAGACATATGGCGATGACGTAGTGAAGTCCATCTTCGCTCTGCACGACATCAAGAAGTATGGCGATCTCACCGAGGACAAGCTCTCGGAGATCAAGAAGTCCCTGACAGAAGGGGCGCAGTCGTGACCACTCGCAGTCTCGGGCTTCGGCATAAGGCAGCAGAGCATCTTCAGATCGCTCAGGACAACAGCGAGCGTGCGCTGAGGGAGATCGTCAGCATGAAGCGCACAGGTACTACCTCGGGAAAGGTCTTCATGGCTCTCGCCATGTCCGAGGCAGCAACCGTGCATCTGAAGCACGCGCACGATCTGTTCTCACGTTCGGAGGCAGAAGATGCCTGAGCCGCTGGATGACTACCTGGTGCACATCGCACGCAATCACGATGCGATAGCGCAGGACATACAGGACGATGCCTCGTATCACCGGGGGATCGCGGAGGGAATCCGCCGAGCCATGAGCATCATGCGCGAGGACGAGAACACGGACATTCGCTTCGCTTCTTGCCCAGACTGCGGGGCAGGTCACGATGGGAGCGGGTGCGACTTCTCATGCCCTAGCCGGTACGAGAATGATCGTGAGATTGAGGCAGTCTTCGGCGGTCCCGATCTCGTCATGCCGGCAGAGGACGACTCGCAAGAGTTCCACTCTCCGCATCCAGAGACAGGAGGCGACGCATGAGAGTCGAGCAGTGCGCCGTCTGTAAGGGCGAGATTGATCGTTCTATACGCGGTGGTAAGGCGATCACATGCTGCGAGGCATGCAGCAAGCAGTGGAAGCGGTTCAGTCAGAAGATGCGTCGCGCTCGCTACGGAGCCAAGTGCCGCGACTGCGGTAGGAGGACTGACGGCAGCGGTGGCTATGCGAATCAGCGCAAGCGGTGCCAGCAGTGCTCTACAGCGCATCTGAAGCTGCAGGCCAGATGGACTCAGGAAGCAATCATCGAAGCGATCCGACGTTGGCATCGCGAGCATGGAAGGCCACCAGGTTCTGCTGAATGGCGCACGAACGGTCGCGGAGACCATCCGACCGCATCAATGGTTCAGAACAGGTTCGGCAAGTGGTCCGAGGCCATCAGAAGGGCAGGGTTCATCCCCAATCCACCCGGTAGGAGGAAGAAGTGAACTGGGAATCCATGGAGCAGATCCGCGAGGCGAATGAGAGGACCGGCCAGCATTGGTTTGATCCGAGCACGCTCAGATTCTTCGGCTCGCGCATCGGCACGACGATCTATGGCGGTCGCTACTTCGTGACCTCCGAACAGGGGCCAGGTCTGCCGCGTATGTGGTCAGTACGCGAGGCCGCGCCTGACGGCACGATCAGCACCTGCTTCAACTTCAACGAGTTCCCAACACGCGATGCCGCAGTCCAAGCGGCGCAGTCACTCACAAGGAGCAACTGATGAGCGAGATATTCCCCGACGAGAAAGTGGAGCGCATCCGAGCAAGCATGGAGCTGATCGGGTTGCGCCATGTCAGCGCGTCACAGATCGGAATGTACCAGCGGTGTCCAAGGCAGTGGGCCTACCGTTACGTACTCGGAGTGAAGATCCCGCCCAATGGCGCTCTCGTCAATGGATCAGGAGTTCACGCGGCAGCAGAGCAGGGCATGCTGGATAAGCTCGCCACGCAGAACAACCCTGACCCGGAAGAGAGCGCAACGATCGCCTACGAATACGTCACCAAGACGGCGGAGGCAGAAGAGGTGATCCTCAACGACGACGAGCAGATCGGAGAGGTGGCAGACAAGTCTGCGCGTATCGCTCGCACATGGGCGTCAGAGGCAGCGCCTAACGTGATGCCTGTGGATGTGGAATCAACGATCAACACCGACCTTGCCGGCATCCCTGTTACCGGGCGGCTGGACGTAATCACCGAGGACACGGTGATTGACTGGAAGACGGCCTCGCGCAGTCCTTCTCAATCCGATCTCGTCAGCTCAATCCAGACGCAGATCTATCAGACGATGACCTCTATGCCCGTCCGCTACGTTCACCTAGTGGACAAGAAGGCAGGCACTGAGGTTGTGGAGTCGTTGATCCCAAACGACGATCCTGAGTCTCAGCAAGAGCGCACCTGCTCTACGGTCGTCGGAGTAGCCGCAGGAATGGCGCTCGGTGTCTGGCCGAGGAATCAGCAGGGTTGGCACTGCTCGGCCCGCTGGTGCGGGTATTACTCACGGTGCATGGCAGGCAGGGATGATGCGACTCTGGATGACAAGGCTTACGAGAGCCGCGCTGCGGCTGGAGTGGCCTGGTAGGGCGATGCTTCGCATCACTAAGCGCGATGGATCTGTCTTGCAGGTTTCATCGTGGCAGGCGTGGCGGCAGACGGCAGCACTACACATGCGCCGTCCATGCCCCGCCTGTGAGGGAGAGGGTCATCAGATGTGGCTGATCGTGGGCGATGCCAACCGGGGCGAGCAGAGCAGATGGTTCCCGGATTACTGCACATGGTGCAGAGGCGTCGGCTACCTGACGAGATAGGAGCAGCAATGAATGCCCATGACGAGGGGCAGATGAGGCTGGAAGAGGCGCTGGACCGCGTGGAGCGCGGCGCTCACCCGCTATGGCTGGAGCAGGCAAGGTGCGCGGTACTCCATGTAGCCGAGTCCAAGCAGGAGTTCACGACTGACGACGTATGGGCAACGCTTGATGAGTGGGCTATCGAGCTGAGGAATGACGGGCGTGCGCTCGGGGCAGTCATGCGATGGGCAGTGAAGCAGGGCATCTGCACGAGCACCGACAACTACAAGCGCAGCAGGCGTCCCGAATGCCATCTGAGGCCGGTCACGGTCTGGAGATCGTTCCGGTGCACGCACGAATCACGACAGGGAGCATCAGCATGAAGACAGCATTGATCCTCGCCGCACTCGTAGTAGTGCCGACGACAGCGACTGCCAAGCCGTGCGATAAGCATGAGGGCGCGGCGAAGGCAGCATGCGTCAAGGCACACAAGCAGCAGATCAAGCGAGACAAGATGCCTTTCCCGCCTAGCCCCACCAGGCGCGATGTGGAGAAGCGCGTACCGGATTGGCAAGGATTCGTCCGTCTGGGGCGCTGCGAGCAGCCGGGGCCGAGCAAGTACGGCGACGGAGTTCGATGGGATCACCCTGGCCCCACATGGGGAGGTGGACTCGGCGTCTTTCGCCAGACTTGGTATGCGGCCGGCAGTCCCTACAAGCTCTGGAGCGGCGACAAGTGGGAAACGATCCTCGTCGGTGACGCAATTCGCGACCGATTCGGTATCACGGCATGGGGAGCCTGGCGATGCTTCTAATGAGGCATACTTCCGCATCCGTCCGGGACTTGATTGGAGGAACATGAATGACCTCACATGCGGATCGCTCTTCTCAGGAGTCGGAGGCATGGATATCGGAATCACCTCGGCAGGATTCCGGCATGAGTTCTTCGCAGAGATTGACGAGTACTGCAGAGCAGTCCTGCATCACAGGTGGCCAGGTGTCACTGTCTACGACGACGTGCGAGCCGTCGCAGGAGCAGGCGACCCCGGAGGACTCCCAGACAGAGGAAGCCTCGATCTGCTCGCGGGAGGATTCCCATGCCAAGATCTGTCGGTCGCAGGCAAGCGGAAAGGGCTCGCAGGCGAGCGATCAGGACTCTTCCACGAGTTCATGCGAGTCACCGACGCTCTTCGACCCAGCGCAGTCCTCTTGGAGAACGTGGAGGGTCTCTTTAGCTCAAATGGCGGAAGGGACTTTGCCGTCGTCTTGGAAGCGTTGGCCGAGCGCGGGTATGAGTGGACCTACCGGCTTCTTGACTCGCAGCACTTCGGCGTGCCACAGCGGAGAAGACGAGTGTTCGTGCTCGCCATCGCTGGTGAGCATTCTGCAGCCAGACGCATCGGAGAGGTACTCGCTCTCACCGAAAGCAGCAGCGGGCATCTTGCGGAGGGCGGGCCGTCGTGGCCGTTCGCTGCCGCCCGATCTGGACAAGGCACTGAGGGAAGTGGCAGCGAGGGACGAGTCGTCGGAACCCTAGCGGCGAAGGACGGACCGCATTCGGGTCAGGCGTACATACTCGTCACTACTGCGGATATCGCAGGGACGCTGATGGCAGCGCAGGGGCGCGGCTGGAGGATGGACGCCGAGTCCGCTGCAAGCGGGCACCTGGTAGTCCAGACGTTCCAGCAGAAGGCTTCCGGGGCCTACGACGAGGAAGAGATCGCATCCACTCAGGTTGCGAGGCAGGCTAAGTCGGCTACCGATCTCATTGCCTTCCGCAAGAGCGCAAGAGTCAGCGGACCTGATTCACCTGAGACATGGGTAGATGACGGCATCGCCAATACGCTCAATACGTTCGATGTAGGCGATGTACGCACAACTCACGCTGTCGTCGGAGCGATCACGAAGTCGAATGCCAACGATCCGGGTTGGCATGAGAACTACACAGGCATGGTCGTCGAGCAGCCGCGAGTGCGTCGCCTGACGCCTCTGGAGTGCGAGCGACTTCAGGGCTATCCAGATGGATGGACGAACATTCCGTGGCGGAAGAAGGATCACGCCCCGGATTCGCGCAGGTATGCAGCATGCGGTAATGGTGTGACGAGCACTGTGGCCTTCTGGATCGCCGCACGACTCGCGGTGGTGCTCAATGGAGAATGACGGACGCTTCGTCACAACCTCCGAGGCGGCTCGGATGCTCGGAATGTCGCACAACCACGTTCTGAAGACTGCACGGCATGCGCTGCATGAGCGCGGCGGACCTGGTAGGCCGAACTACTACTGGCGATACAAGATCGTCGCCATGGATCGTGCACGGAGAAGGAATATGTGCACGATCTGTGGCGATCAACCAGCGAAGAGCGCAGGCCACGCGACGTGCGGGCATCCACGCTGTGTAGCTCAACATCGGGTTACCTACAAGCCAAACCCGAAGGCACGGCCACCGGCCAAGAAGCCTCAGGAGCTAATCAAGCCTCCGCTGACCGAGACTGAGCGCATCGCACAGACATGGCGCGAGCTTGCCACTATCCCGCATGAGAGCAGGGCAATCATCACCGCACACAGGCACCGGGTGAACATCGCCACGGTCATGGGAGTGATCGCGAGGGCACGGTGATTATCTGGTGGGCAGCGGTAATCCTTCTGATCATTCTCGTCATCCGAGAGATCATGCGGAGCAGGTGGTGAAAGAGAAGGAGTGGCAGGCGCAGGTTGTGAGCCTCGCCAGGCGTCTTGGATGGATGACGTACCACACTTACGACAGCCGCCGCTCTGAACCGGGGTGGCCTGATCTTGTGCTTGTGCGAGAACGAATGGTGATCGCAGAGCTGAAGACTCAGACAGGCAGAGTTTCCGAGGCGCAGAGGAAATGGCTCAATGCGCTTCAGCAGGCAGGAGTCGAAACGTACCTATGGCGACCGAGCGTTATGGGCCAGGTCGCCGCAACGCTGATGAAACGGGG